AAGAGTTACTAAATTTTTCATTAGATGTGAACCATAAGTGTTATATTCAATTACTAATCGAAGATTTTCTTGATCAAAAAGATTAACACAAAATGTATATAAGATTTTAGATACATCGTCTATTGAATGTAAATTCGATCGAAAAACACCTATTTGTTCAATACCAAAGAAATCAGAAATAGAACTAGGTGATGTTATAGATTTGATTTCGAAGTCTTCTATATTAATTACTTTGAATATGTTGAATATCGTAAAATCTCTTCCAACACCTTCTGATAAGTCAATTGACATCATAAAGAAATTTTGATTGCTTTCTATTTCTGTCAAGTCGAAATTAGGATCCCATCTCAATCCAGAATAATCAATACAAAGATCATCAAGAGGATCTACTTCTCTAAATTCAAAATCGATTTCATTTTTCTTAATTTTTAAGAGTTCTTCAGATGAAAGTAATAAAGAAGATGAAGATAAGAATTGACAACCATATTGTTGATTAAATGCTTCTTCTGAACCTAAGTTAGCTATTTCTCTCATCTTCCAGGCTTCATCTCTTCCCGGAACATCCCACCAATCTACACGGATTGCACTATATTCATTCATTCCACTTATAGCACCTTCATAAAGATCATGGAATAGATCATATCCGTTCGGTGTACTTGTAATAATTACTCGGGATATTTTTGACGATGAAAGTGTAGGATAAACATTCTCATAAAAGGGTCTTTTTATGCTCTCTTGGATATGAGCAAACTCATCGAGGAATAAAAGGTGAATCGTAAAACCAATACCTCCCGTTTTTGTTGTATTTTGTCCAATGATTCGACATTTATTATCAAATATCATAGTCATAACGTCTTTCTTGATAACTCCTGGTTTTAGAAAGAAAGGTAATCCTTCAACGATAGCTTTTATTTTATCCATAATCTCTTTCGTCGTAGCACCTTTATTCGACATTAGAAGAACATTTTTATCGAAGTGAAATAGAAGATACCAGGTCAAGAATATAGATGATGTGATTGTCTTACCTATCTGACGAGCTGCCATAAAGATATTCCATCGGTTATCTTGATAAGATCGAAGAACCATCTCTTGATAAGGACGAAGTTCTATTTTCATATAACCTTCATCAGTCATTACAGTACAATAATGATTAGCAAAGTGAACAATATCTTTTGCACATTTCTTTAGCTCATCATATTCCCAATCCGTATATTCAAATACGATATTTCCTTTTTTATAGTCAGGATTACCTTCATAAAAAGGATGGTCCGCTGTAGCATAACCTTCTTCCATAGAAGCAAGAAGTTTTTCTACCTTTTCAGTATTCCAAACTATTTTATCATCCGTATCCTCTTTATATTCTTTAACTCTGAACATTCTTTATAGTTCTATTTGTTCTTCAGAATCAAAATCTTCATTGGAAATTTCCTCATCTCCATTTATTTCTGCTTGAATATCTTTCATTAGATTTCGAGTTCCTCTACTTACTGAACCCGAAGTCTTAACGTCCTTTATTTCAATAGCTCCTGTATTTGCATATATGTCAATATCTCTTTTGAGTTTCTTCATATTTTCTTCGGCTGCCATCATGTGAAGTGTTTGGTGTTTCATGATATCTAACATAGTTTTTTGAAGTCCTCCAAGAACTTCAAACATTCTAGGAGTAAATTCCCCTGAATCTATAGTTCTCATTAATGTTGTTATAGCATGTTCAGCGATTTGCATTTGATTGATTAGATTTGATAAAGTCATTACATCGACTTTAGCTTTTAGTTGAACATACTCATTCTTCTCAATCAATTCATTTGACAGATAGAATTTAAGAAGAGAATTCATTAATCTCTTAGCATCATTTGTAGATGATGTTTTTGCACCAACATAATCCATTGGTTCGTGATCATTAAAACTAGGTAAGCCTGAAGATGTAGGAGCAGGTAAATTATCGTCACTTAACAAATCATCTATGCTTCTTCTTATTGGATCAATATCCTTATTTTCTTCTTCCATATGATTTTTTCTTTTATTATATGCTACTTTATCGAACGTATTCTTTGATCATTCGAAGAGGTGGTATAGCATTATCAATAATCAATCCATATCTGGATTCTCTAACGACATATTGATTTAAGAATAGAGCTTGTTTTTCCTCTTCTATAAGTTCAGACATAACACGAACATTAGTAATTCCTAAGGTTCCTCCTCTTAATTCAAAATTAGTTCCACTTATAACATCAGAAGGTGTTATGGAAGAAACTCTAGAATAAATTAATTTTAGATCCGTTGTCTTATTTTGTTGAGGTTGATTAGGATTATATCTCATCTCCCAAATAAATACAGATAATTGAGAGAATTCGTTCCCGTGATTAATAATCAATCCATACCATGAATCAGGAGATAAAACAGGAATTTGAAAATCGACAGATTCGTTATTTATTTTTGCTGTAATTGATGATGTTATAGCAGAATTAGCTGTTGTTCCTGGAGAATAATTTAGAGTATATCGATATCCCTTTTCAGTTTGATCATTATAACCTTCGAGTAGAATATCTGAAGTATTTAATGAAACATTACTAAAAACTTTCTTAGTTGTTTTGAACCACATAGTAAATGCAGTATTTTCTGTAGATTTTCTATTAACAGCTAATTTATATTTCACGGCTAAGTCACCCCATGTTAATTGTGATTTTAGATCATAAAAATACTTTCCGACAACAGTAAAATAATTTGTAAGATCCGATATCTCTATTTTAAGATTCGTATTTATTTCCTTTCTAACTTTATCAAATCCACCAACTGCAGTTGTGTTATATTGTTGAGGTTTTGTTACGTCGAGATATTCTTTATCAATTTCTGGTTGTAGGATTTCGTCAAAATTTTCAGTAAGATCATCAATATATTGAGCAATTTCTGGATTTTCTCGCATTACATTAGCTTTATCTTGCCATTTATAAAGCATTACTTTATAATAAGCTTCAGCTGCCATGAAATCTTTGAAGAGATAAGCTGAATGAACTTCAAATACACGATCGATTAAAGGAAAGTATAAATAATCTTTTTGTTCGGGTAAATCATCTTGACCGAATGCTCTTTCGAAATGTTCTTTAACTATATGTACCTCAAGTCCATCTCCAAAATCCATATCAAAAGGCATAAATTTAATAGCATTATCAGGAAGTGCATTATCAGGAACAAGGATTTTAATATCCTTTACGTCTGTAACTTCATAAAGAGAGTATTCTTTCAAAACAGGATCCGCTGATTCTAACTTAGCTTGTGTTTTGAAATATCGAACACAATGACCAAACATTTCTGAAACAGCACATGAAAGATCTTTCCATAATTGAATACCAGGACCAATTGAATCATAAGGTCGAAATAGAGTATCAGAATTACAATTTAGGGAAATTCCACTATTGAAATTAGGTGTAACACAAGAACTTCCTGAACAAGAACTTTGAACAGGAAATAAATCTCCAGCTTTTAGTATTTCTTCAGGTGCAGAGTTATGTGACATTTCTATAAAAATCGTATTGATTCTAATAGCATTAACTTCAGTTCCTCTTCTAACGAAACGTAATTGAATATCTATTGAATCGGATTTTGCAAGAATTTCAGAATAAACTTGTTGTAAATTAGGATTCAAAACTCCTCCTATCTTAAAATCAACCCATGAGGACCAAACAACATGTGGTTTCCCTGAAGATCTATCAAGTTGAGTTATATCATATGACCATCTTAATTGAACATCATGTCCGTTTTCTAAAGTATCAAGAGGAACTAAATCGAATGATATTTCATCGATTGATTTAATATACAAAAAAGGGTCTGCAAACGAAATTAACAAAGAATCTCCTTCTTTGTATGTGATGTTATTAGATGTAAGATTTAATACGTATCTCATTCATTGCCTATTTATTTATGGCAGCAAAGATAAGTGATAGAATTATTCCGACTATTGAAGTATAGATGATCCATAGAGCTTTACTAACACCTTCTTTCCATTTGTCAAGGTTTTCCAATTTGTTTCTTAGATCAGGGATTTCATCGAAAGCCTCTTCGAATCTAGATATTGAATCTGTATTTTTATTTATTCGAACTATTACTCCATCGTCTGGATTGAATAATCTTTTCTTAAAGTATTCAAGATCTTCTTTAATAGTTTTTTGGTCTTCGCCAAGTTTAAGTTGAGATTGTTTTATAACCTCTAATTCCCCATTAGGTAATTTCTTCTTTATTTGTTCTAATGAAGATAGGATTTCTTCGATTCTAGGATCATTTGTTGCCATCTAGATGTAATTCTTTGTTTTTCTATATATCAATCTTCAACTATAATCAATAAAACAGGATTGTCCTTTTCTATTTTAGATCCAAGAATAGAAAGTATATTATCGACATAAACAGCTTCTTCTTCGTCTATATTATGTGTGTATTGTATGAGTTTATCTATGAATTCTACGGCAGTAGTTTCAAAATAAGGCGTTTTATCGAATCGATCTTTCTTATAGAATCCTATTTTTCTAAAAATATCTTGACATTTTTCTAGGAATTCATCCGTACAAAAACTCGGCATATGTAATCTAGAATGAATGACTTTAAATTCGAAAGCAATCATATCTTTTGATTTCCGAGTATAAACTTCAGATTTCGAAACGTTAACTTTGAAGTATTTCAACATACTAAAAGATTTAATCATGGAATCAATAAAGTAGATTGAAGTAACTAAATTACTCAATGATTTTTCAGGAGTAGAATCGAATTGCTTAATATCTTTTTTGAAATTCTCTTTTAATATGTAATGAACATCATCTACCCTAACAAAAAAAGAATCATCTTCTTCGATCATTTCAGACATACGAATCATATAAGCTTTCTCTTTCAATGCAGAAATAAGAAGCCTATCTTTGTAATTACTCTTATAAAGGTAAATTTCAAGAATTAAAGGATCAACTACGTTAGTAATCTCATCTTCTTCGTTGTTAATCATACATCTTAATTTGTTTCTCTATTGATGAAATTACTTTCTTCATTTCATCTGGATTGAAACGGATTGCATCCTTCAAATCCCTTTCGGTCAATCCATTCCTTTGCATCCAAACAGTTGCAGCTTCTGCGTTAGGTTTAAATGATTTAGTTTCGGTAGAATCGACTTTTTTAGTCTTTGTATATATCCATCCAGGGACTCTATTGTTAAATCGAATAGCAATTTTTTGCCATAGATCCATTACAGCAGATCCATTCATTCCAACTCGATTAAGTTGTTGAGCTGTCGTCGGAAATTTAATGGACATAAATCTTTGAACCATAAAGAAATGTCGACCTTTATCGGAAGACTTAAGTTGATTGTATTTTTTTGGGTCGGTAATCAAGACCTTCATAAATTCGAATAGTTCCATAAAATTAGTTTGTTAATTATATTATGAAAGAATCGATGATATAACCTAAAAGAGAGATTATCATTGATTAGATGAATCTATATCCTCAGAATCCATCTGACTTCCTTTAAGAAGTTTTCCTTCTCGCATATATTTTCTATGTTCAAGAAGGAATCTCTTTTCTTCGAGTTGATTCTTCTTTTCTAAACCTTCAGCTATACGCTCAAGTTGCTTAGCTATTGCAGGTAGATCTATGTTTAATAGTTTCATACCTGATCTTGTTTTTGAAAATTCGTCCATGTGATTTGATTATTTTAATAAGTCATTCCAAAATTGATCATCGAATGATCCTTTAGGAGCTTCATTTATTTTTACTTCTTGTTTTATTTTTTCTACGCCGATTGAATTGAATAAACCGGATTCGTTGAATTCAGTTTTTTTCTCTTTCGTATACGTTGTTTCTAAAAGAATTTTTTCTTTGTCAAGAATTTGATGAATTTCTGAAGCAGAAAGATGTCTGTTATTTGTTATTTCGATACATTCGAACATTTTTTCTTTTACTTCTTCGGGAATACAATTTGAATGTAAGAAGACAAGGTCTCGATTCATTTTCCATTTTTTAACAATATCCTCGATAGGAAGATCGATTTTAATAGTTTGTTTAGCTAATTCGCAGATATGTTCGATGTGTTCTTCGTGAAAGAAGTGAGAATTATTAATGAATACTTTATCTTCCTTAAAGGAATTCATAATTTCACCTACATGTTTATCGGTAACTCGATATGTAATAGGTCCTCGTTTAGTTTCCTTAACGACTGTATGTAATGGTGGGACGTTATCCCCTGCATCACCTACTAAAACTTTTTTGAATAAGAATTCATTTACATTTACTTCATGACTTTTCATTTTATTTCCTTTTACAATATCTCGAAGAGATTGTTTTGTATTAGAAAGTAGATCGGTTGGTAAATTGAATATATCGTTTGTAGTTGCATATTCTTCTTGATGTAACCAGGTATCGAATTTAGGGAATACGTGAATATCCTTATCGAATTTGTTATAATAAAGTGTGTTAGCACCTGAAGATTGATCCATATTAACCAATTGAAGTAAATCATTATCACCTGAGATAATCATGGCGTTTTGACCAATTTGATTTAGATGAGAAGACCAAGCGAAGATTAAATCATCGGCTTCGGCACCTTTAGTTCGGGAAACAAT